CATTATGGTAAACCAATACCTTTTATAATTGAAATCACAAAGTCAGAAGAAAACTTCATAGTCTTAAGCGACTTACAGTTTATTGAAATGGACGAGTACTTAGACTTTATAAATCTTAAATTAAATTTAGATGTCGACAAAAGATTTAGCTATCCAAAACTTGTTAGTAGAAGCAAGTAAAACCTTTCAAATAGATATACATCTTAACTCTCGTAAAGAAGAATACATACTTGCCAGGGCTGTTTGTTACAGTATACTTAGAGACTGTTTAAACATGACGTATCAACAGATAGCAAAAGTTTTTAACAAAAACCATGCTACTGTTATACATGCTTACAATGAACTACCCTACATGATTAAATACAACAAATCTTTAGCCGATAAAAAAGTAGAATTGTTGAAAAACTGGGGTGATAAATACCATATAAAGAGGTATACGAAGCGTTCTGAACAGATAAAAGATTTGCAGGATAGAATTTTTTTGCTTAATTTGGAGTCGAGACTATTACAAAAACAATTAGACACTCTTCAGGAATAGACAGTTCAATAGGGAAGCAACTGTACAATAAATGACACCACCTGTTTCGAAGAATGACCATTCATCTATTGCTCACATTAACCATGTGACCAACGAAAGTCATGACCTCGTTAACAAACTTTACGAAGACTTGATGGACCGAGACAATGAGAAGGCCAAGCAAACTGCCCAACAAATCTGCAAAGTCATGGCGGATTTAATACAATCACTAACTGATGAAATATGAATAAAGGAATTGCTCAGGAGCTGAAAAGCTTTGCGGAGACTATTGCGTCCAGGTATTCTAATACCTCAAGAGAATGCAATCACAACAACGAATCGTTTACTGTAGATGAAGTAATACCTACATCAGACCATTCAGCTGTTATAAACTTTAAAAAAAATACAGGAAAAATTGCAGTGGCTTTTGCCTACTACATTACTAAAGGTCGCTCGAAGGGTTGGAAGTATTTTTTCCCAACCGATTCCCATGTGAACGGAATGCAGGCATTCCTTTTTTATAAGTTACAAGCGGAGAGGATAAACTATAGTAAGAATTAACAATCTTGTGCTCTTTTAATTCAGCACACTTTTCATAGTCTTCCAGTTCTACAAAGTATTCCATTAATACATCATACACATCATCTTCCATAGATACCACAGGCTTAGTAGGATTAAATATAAATGCTGGTGGACTGCTATCATCTTCTAATAATTCTTCATAAGAAGCTTTGCCAGTTAGTAATTTATAACTGTTCATCATACAAGTATGTTCATCAAAGTATTTCATCTTCTATTTACCCTAACTCTTTTAGGTCTTCTATTTCTTGTAGTTCTTCTGTCCCCACTTCTATCTCTTTGTGGTCTTCTTTTATCCTGCTGTTCTTTTATTTTTTTCAAACGTTTCTTTTGTTCAGGAGTAAGTTTTTCTTCTGGCGGGAACATATCTTTAAGGATAACTCTTCTAACATCTTTATAAAAAGGCACTAATCCTAAATTACCCAGGACTTCTAATATTAATCTATCTTCTATTTCTTGTTCAGCTTTTTGTCTTGTCTCTAATTTTTTTGCTGTTTGAGATGTGACTCCTACTTTAAGTAAACGTGATAAAGTATTTATAATTGGTCCGTAAGGTCCTGCAAAAGAATCAACAAATATTTCTTCTAAACTTTTCTTTTTTAAATCTTCAACACCTATCTGACTGAATACAATAGAATGTTTATACTTATCATACTCTTCACCGTTTCTTAAATCTTCTAAAAGATTTCTATTTACTGACTCTTCTAAATAGAAATTTATTGGTAACATAGGAATGTTTCCTAATGACTGTCTTGCAAGAAGCGATAACATTGCTCCAACTATTTGTCTTGCCATTACATCTTCTATATTGTCGTCTCTATCATCTTCAGCATCAAACAACTCTTCATCTAACATACTTGTCAACATACCATACGTTGTCATATACGCAGACATTCTAAATGTAACACCTGCAAGTAGCCCAGCTGCTTCAGCTTTTGATAAGTCACCTTTATTAAATAAAGCAAAGATTGCATTACGAGCTGTTGCAAACTCAAACAAACTAAACCTTGCCATAAATGAATTAGCCATTCTGTAAATCGCCATCGGAGCTTTATCATCTGTTCTTCTCATGTTCTTAATAATAGCATCAGCTGCATTATTTGAGGTAGCCATGGTAACTACTTCACCATCGGCCATAGCTGTTGCATTATCTCGAGCTTCTTTAAACTCAGGAGATAAATACTTTGATGTCCCATCTGCTATTTCTTGAAAATCTTTTTTAGTAATCTTCACATCTTCGCCTGTAATTTCTTTTACCTGGGCTTCAAAAGAATCTGCCCATTTACCAAACCATAAGGGACGAGACATAGCTTTATCAGGAAAAGTTATTATGTTTGATGCTATTGCATTTACTATTCTACCTGTTAGTTTTAATCCTGAGTATTTTAAAATCTCACCAAAGACATTGTTTAAACGATTTGTAGCTGAGCCAGCCTTAGCATCTAAACCACCGTAGTCTGACATTTGTGTATGCTTAGATTCCATAACGTCAGCATTATATAGTTTACTTGTTTGTGATGACCTAAGGTTAGTCATGGCATCAAAACCAGCTGTAACATTTTTAGGATTAGCAACCCACGTGGCAAAGTTTTTATAAGCTCGTGCAGCCATAGCAGGATTCTTTAACATGATACCAAAGTTAGCTACAATCTCAGCTCCCATTCTGTATATAGAACCAAGGGTAGCTTGATAACCAAGACGCATTAAATTCATTGCACTTAAGTTTCCACTTGGAGTATCAGTATATGTTCCTTTTAATATGATATCTACTATCTCAGTCTTTGCTTTTATAATAGCATTGACTGCTTGCTTTGCGTCTTTACTTCCACTTTTTGCGTCTTCTTTTACTCTATTAAGAGTTTGGTCTACTTCTCTTAATGTCTGGGTCATCTCATAATCCATGATGGTTTCTTGAGCTCCACGCATTGCTGAGAAGCTTGGGTCAAAACTAATAGCCTTTGCTCCATTTGTTCTGGTTACTATTGTATTTGATTTAGTGCTTGTTATATTGTTATTTACTTTATCTACTAATTTTTGTACAGTCTGTTCGTTCTTTGTCTTAGTGTCTATGACATAACGGTGACTATAATTATTATATAACTCAACAGGTTGACCATGTAAGTTGGCTGCTACATATTCAGCTTCAGACGCTAAAGAATTATTTACATCATCATATAACGCCAGGGCTTTCTTTTCTTTTGCAGTTAAAGAGTTTTCAATCTTTTCTAAACTTATTTGTCCATCTACTTCAAACTCTGCTTTTAATTCATTAAGTATTGTTGCATCTTGTTCGTTTAAAATACCATCATTCTCTATAGCGTCTAATGTTTTATTTACAAAGTCTATGGCAGGAGGAGTCTTTGCGTTAGGTTTGCCGTCAACAAAATTAGATTCATGTTCTCTTTGTAACTGTAACATTCTAAGTTTGTATTTCTTTTTGACTAAAGCATTTCTTGTTATACCTAATCTATTACCATCAGTGTTAAGTAATTTTTCAGCTGCATTTACTTTTGTTTCTAATCTTTTTATTTTAGACTTAACCGTTTCCAAAGACCTTGCTATCTTTCCAAAGGTATTGTTATAAAGCGTTTTACTATTTCTATTTCCAAACACATCATCAATAAAGAAAGTTGAAAGACTTCTTATTCTTTCTGTTAAGAATCCTCTTTTTGTTCTTGCAGCTTTTATTTTACTATATAGATTACTTATTGCATCTACATATTTATTTTGTGTGAAGGCTTGAATGATAGGGTTTATGTTGTCATAACTCTTTATTGCATTTAATTTTGTTGCTATATCAGTTACTGGTTTGCCCGCAAAACCATTCTTAATGTTTTCTATTATCTGCTCTAATACTTTTAAATCAGAATCATCCAGTTGTTTCATTTGTTCTGGAGTCATGTTTAGTATTTGACGTGCGTCTTCTTTAGCTCTTTTATCTGGTATATTATTTAAGTCAGCTTCAGTAACTGTCTTTTGTTTTTCAGTTATATTTTTAATAGTTGCGTCTGCATCAAAATCATCAGGTGTAGGTTCAGCTTTTATAGAATCAATATCTTCGTTTATATTTTCTTGTACACCATTAATTATTTCTAAAGCTTTTGGTAAAGTTTCTTGAG